GTTGGAAGATAACAGAAATAATATAAAAGCAAAATGATATTAAACCATAACATAGATAATATAAAATGCTACGTAAGACTTTCTCATTTTACAAAGAAAGAGGAAGACTATAATACGTTTCATGGTGTTTATCTTTTTGGTATACAATCTATAGCTGGTAAAATACTTACATTTCATGGTATGACTGACTATGGAATGCTAAGATCTAGAATACCATTAGACCAAATATTTTTTACACCCTCTCCTACAGGTGATCAACCAGCACACTTTAAACAATTATGGGATTGTTTTAGTGAGAACGTATCAGTGATTACATACAATTATCTTTTTGAAAAAAGATGTCAAGTGGTATTACGAGATGGATCTAAAGTGTGGGCCACTTATTTATTTACAGTGGATTGGTATAAAAACCCATATTCAGATGAACCAAGTGATTATAAATGTGGGCATATACTTGTAGCAGATGATGGGTATGTGATGTGTCAGCCTAATAACAGAATATATTGGAAAGACTCTAACTGGATTACTAAAGACTTTCCTATTCCTTCTTCTGAAATTAAAGTGGACACCCATCTACAATCTGTAGAAACTGTATCAGATAGATGGGTGAGTGAAGACACTGATTCTTATTACTATGATATAAAACAAAAATAATGGAAAAACAAAAGAAGGTTTTAAAGAACGAAATCAAATATAAGGTGACATTAAATGATGAGCAGAAGGAAGTTAAAAGACTCATTAGAGAAAACCAAATTGTAGTTATTAGTGGTAGGGCAGGATGTGGTAAAAGTCTTGTCTCTGCACAAACAGCTTTAGACTTTTTATTTAAGAAAGAATATGAATCAATCCACGTTACAAGAGCAGCAGTTGAAGTTGGTCATTCTCTTGGCTTTCTACCTGGTTCTCTATCTGATAAATTTGATCCGTACTTGGAAGCCTTTCAGGAGAATCTACTTAAGTGTTACGACAAGGTTAAGATTGAAGAACTACTCACTTCAGAAAAAATTAAAGCACTTCCTGTACAGTTTATACGTGGTAAGACCATTGATGACATACTTATTGTTGAGGAAGCTCAAAATCTTACCAAAGCAGAAATGCTAGCCATCCTTACTAGACTAGGTAAGCATGGAAAAATAATCATTAATGGGGACAATGAGCAGAAGGATATTAAAGAACCTTATAATGGTCTTAGTTATGTTATAGAACTTTCTAAAAAGATTCCAGAAATACAATACATAAAACTTAAACACAACCACAGGTCTGATCTTGTGGGTAAAATTTTAGATTATGAATACTCAGGAAAATAATATTCCATTATTATCAGAATTGTTGGATCAGTATGAAATGGGTACTCTTGACTTACAAGAGAGAGCAAGAAAATGCTATCTTTCAGAAAAAGAAAAACATTTCGGTAGAACCACTTGGATACATAATGATGAATTAAAAAATCAATCTGTTCTTAGAGGGCTATCTAGGAATGGAGGTAGAGATTTATTAAGACAAACAAGAGAAAAACTATGATGTTAGAATTTAAAAATCCAATGCCTGTTATAGTTGAGGATGATAAAGAAGGATATGCCATATATGTAACAAATGGTGGCACCTTTGAAAATGATATATGGTGTGTAGTTTTATGTAATGGAGGTATAGTGAGACATTACAGAAGTGACCAAATAAAAGTATATCATAATGAAACATTAGATTTAAAAAGTAAATCACAATTAAAATGATTAGATTATTTGATGTACAGAATGGTAAAGTGATTCCTAGTGAACACTGTTACTCACTTAAGTTTCTTAAGGATATAATGGATGAATATCCAGATGAACATTTAGGTGTATATGCCTATTTATTTTACATGACCTGCCCTAATCCAGATATGAATCCTTTCTTTGATATACCAGAAGAAGACAAAGAAGATATTATTATTAAAGAAACGGATGCTGATTTTAGTTTAGATGACCCACTTATTACACATGCACTTACAATGTGCAAGAAGATGTATGAAACTCCTACATACAGAGCATATGAGGGTATTAAGATATTCTTAGATAATATGGCTAAGAGTATGAAGACAGAATCTCTTACATTTGGTAGGGATGGATCAGCCCCGGCTCTTCTTAGAATGGCTGAAAAGTATGATGGTGTTAGACAATCTTTTAAAGGAGTATACAAAGATTTAATGGACGAACAACAATCTTCTGTAAGAGGAGGACAAAACTTAGCTTATGATCAGTAGAGTAATTAATCCTGATAAGGAATTTATAAAAAGAAGAGACAGTGCTATTAAAACTTCTGTGGAAGTTAGAATACCTGATGATAAGTATGAAATGCTTGTTCGTCTATCTAAAGAGGCAGCTGAAAATAAAAGAATAGCTGGCCAACAATATGCCAGTGATGTAGATGGAGATGCTTTAGAAACTAGAACGTTAACAGGATTAGTTATTGAGATGGCTTGGGAACAGTGGTTAAATGCTAAGTTTGTAGATTTAACTACAGCATTTGACAATAAAAAAGATAAGCCTGATATGGAAGATTTAGGAATAGATGTAGGAATAAAAGGCACTCAGTTTAAATATGCCACTATTATAAATAGTGTAACACTATATCCTCAACTTTTAGGAATAGCTGATGAAACAGACCCACAGAAAGTATATCTACTTGGTTTATTTGGTGTAGGTCTTTTAAATAATCCAGAGTGGAGAGATGACTCTTTAAAAAAGACTAGGCAACTTTATGAGAAAAAATCTAAAGCAGCTTTTTATGCTCTTGATGCTGGTCTAAGAATAAATTCTTTAGAGCATTTAATAAACACTATTGGAGATAAATGGCTTACTAAGAATAGATTAAAGTATGATAGAGTGGTAACAATGAAAGAACATTTCCTCAAACAAAATAAATAAAAAATGAAACAAGAAGTTTACCAAGATGAAGAACCATTTTACAAACCAAATGATTTGTCTTATTTAGAAGACTGGGTTTTTCACTATAATTCTTTTACAGAACAATGGGCTGCTGTTCCACGTGAAACATATTCAGAATATTGGAGTAATTATAAACATGCTGGTGTTCTTAGAAGTAAACACTTAAATACACTATTAGATTTGTTACATAAATCTAAAGGTGATAAAAACATTATAGAAGATTTAACTCGTGGTGAAATCAAATAATATATATGCAGAGGTGCCCACATACATAGATGGGCAATGGGATGTCACTACATTCTATTCACGGGAGGAATTCCGTGACTTTGTACGTTCTGTATTTATAGATGCAGGACCGGATGAGGGTTATAAATTTACCACATCTATATCTAAAGAATTTAACACTGAAGCCCGTAAGTTTCAAAAACAAGGATACTATTGTCATGCTCCATTAAAGAGTAAAGACTTTATGGCCTACTGGGATGATCAAAAAATAAAATGCAGGTGGGGAGTTATTTATAAAGAAGGAGATCAGACATGGTATCTTACTAGGGACTATTATATGTGGCTTAATTTTCTTCCCATCTACGATAAGGAGGAAAAGAGGTTTGACTTTGCTAAGGTGAGGGATGCCCAATATCACATGGCTCTTTATGAGTGTCTTGGGGAATTATATTACAAACATCTTCCTATTCTAAAGAAACGTCAGATAGCATCTTCTTATTTCCATATGGCTAAACTTATAAACCAGTATTGGTTTGAAGAAGGTTCTGTAAATAAGATAGGAGCTAGTCTTAAAGATTATATCTCTGAAAAAGGCTCTTGGAGAATGCTGAATGAATATAGGAACTTCCTTAATGAACATACAGCCTGGTATAGACCATCTGAACCTGATAAGATATTCTCATGGCAACAGAGAATTAAGGTGAGAATTGGAGGTCGTGACACCTACAAGGGTAACAAAAGTATAATCACTGGTACCTCATTTGAAAAGGATCCTACCAATGGTGTCGGTGGTCCAGTAACTTACTTCTTTCATGAGGAAGCAGGTATTGCTCCTAAGATGATGGACACATATGAGTTCATGAGACCAGCTATGCAATCTGGTATGGTGACCACAGGTACGTTTATAGCTGCCGGCTCAGTGGGTGATCTGGAACAATGTCAGCCTTTAAAAGACATGATTCTCTACCCACACAGGTACGGAATGTTTGCTGTAAAAACCAACTTGATAGATAATAAAGGCACTATAGGAGAAACAGGGCTTTTTATTCCAGAGCAGTGGTCAATGCCTCCATATATAGATGAGGCTGGTAACTCCTTAGTTGCTGATGCTTTAGAAGCTATAAAAGAAGAAAGGAAACAATGGTATAAAGATTTGCCTCCTGATCAATATCAGCTTCGTATATCTCAGAAACCTACTACCATAGAGGAAGCATTTGCTACTAGAAAAGAGTCTGTTTTTCCTCCTCACCTTGTATCTAAACAGCTTCAACGTATTCAAGACAAGGAATACTCAGTGGAATATCTAGAGCTTTACAGAGATGCTGAAGGTAAACTTAAAGATAAACCTTCTAGGAAAACTCCTATTATGGAATTTCCTATTAGTAAGAAAGCTGAGGATAAAGAAGGGGTTATATGTGTTTACGAAAGACCTTGTAGCAATCCGACATTCGGCATGTATTATGCTTCCATTGACCCTGTAGGAGAAGGTAAGACAACTACAAGTGATTCATTATGTTCTATTTATGTTTATAAAACTCCTGTAGAAGTAATTAAAAAAGATGGAG